ACTGAGTGGCACTCATGCCGTGTTGGTGCACCAGGTACATGGCTTCGTATGATTCCGTGGGGTTCAACTCTTGTTCAAACACCGTCTGAGCCGCTTCAACCAGATCACTCAGACCACGCCCCGCGGTCATACTCCGTGGTACGATCAGTACCACATTATCACCATATACTCTGATTGCACCCTCATTGACAGCACGCTCTCCAAACACAATGATGGTGATGACTGTTACGAGGACGATTGCACAGTACGAGTTCAGAAGTGTCGTTAAAGGACTGCCTGACACATTGCCCTTGTGCTTCTTCCAAATCTGTCCGTCAGGCAGTGCAATGGGCGTGTGAACCATGTACTCACGAATCCATTTGCACACTCTTCCAAACCTGCGCTCGCACCAACCTCTCTTCACATTCCAACACCGTCTCATGAATGTGAAAAACATATCCATCTGCACTGTGTTCGTCGTTGCATCCTGGCGCCTGATATCAAGTACAAAGTACCTGTATTTGTCCTCGCACTGAGACACGAATCTTTCAATTGTATCATCCATGCGCTGGACTGTGGCCCAATCAGGGTTCTTGTGAAAATTGACTCTTCCACCCCAATCTCTCTTGAGGTCTACTACTATGTTGTACAAGAACACTGTTGCGCCGCGCCGCTGCCACGACATGCCCATCATCATCTGCGTGTGCTGCCAATTACTGTATACGTATTCTTGAACCCTCGCTGCATAAGGCATCATCAGAAGGTGATCGCGCGTGTCACACGCTAGTACGAGCCTACCTTGATGTCGCTCGACTGCGCCCGCAGACTCAAGCACCCCAAGTACACGCTTCCCACGACCGAACATTGCACAAGGACGCGGCACGACGGATTCCCCGCGTGCGATCGCTTCGTGACTCTGCCACATTTCACGAAGTGCGATGTCCTCCACATCTTGTTTGTGCCTATATCCGGCGCGTCGAAAGTATATTCCTGGGAATGAGGTCATACTGGCTTCACCGAGCCCCATCCAAGGCATCCCTGTCCACTCCCGTCGATCTCCGCACCATTCACGCTTCTTTACTAGATTCAGCCCAGCAGCCACCCACTCTTCCGAACCAACGCACGCATCATAATCTGGCGCGTCGAAC